ATTCGGTTTTAACCTTGTCAATCTTTTTATACATTTCCGCGGAAATAAATTTCACAAGGTCTTCCATACTTTGTTTTACGGAAGGAATCGATTCACCCCTCTTTACATACTGATTAAAGAAAGTTTTTGACATTTCAGCCAGATTATTTCCTTCAATCGGCCTCATGTATTGGTCCATGAATGAACTACACTGTTTTAAACTTCCTTCTGCCAGATTTACTGCCGAATCGAATTTTTGTTTTTCTTGTCGATTCATTCCAGCAATTCCAGTTAAATCATTAAAGTCAGCAGTCTGGAACCAAACATCAGGAGTTTGTTTAAGGTCTCTTAGGTCAATGTCAAAAGACGAAGACATTTCTTGCAGAGAAGTACCAGTGTATTTTGTATGAAATACAATTCCTAGTTTTGCGTTATTTACCTTACGTCCCAATTCACTGTTGGGGTCAACTGCATAGGTGATTGTGTTCGGACGAAAAGTGATAAATCTTTGATTGTTAATTACTTCTTCTCTCTTATCATTGGTGAACATCAGGTCACCTTGGATAACATCTTTTATTCCCAACTGAGAGAGATAACGATATGATTCTTGTAATTTCTGGGAAAGTTGACCATCATATAGTTCAGTTGCATCATTTTCAGATTTTACTAATTTAGGAGACTTTGCAAACGCAGATTTAGTTGCAACAAAAAATTGACCATCCGAAGGGTCAATGCCACAAACTATTGCAGGAGCTCCATCGAATTTAGTAGTAATTCTGAGAGAAGTACCGCCAGTTCCACTTAGATATGAACCCAGATATCTTAGAAATTTAATCGCTTGTTTTCCTCCTTCAGACCCATCTTCAAAGATAGAATCTTCAATGTGAGTTGCGTGAGTATTCTTACTTCTGGGCATTGGGGAAACTCCCTGATTACATATCTGATCATACCAAAAGAGTATCCTTTTGTCAAGGATACTCTTTTTAAATTTATTTATCTACTACTCAGGCCACGAAGTAATGGTGCTACTTGGTCAAATCGGTCAAGGTAATGAATCAAATCCAAATCTGAGTCACTGATAAAGTTTGATTCTAACATTTCATCGATGATGAAATCACGAAGTTTTCTCCACATTCGACCAACACATATAATTGGTCTATTTGGAATATGTCCTACTTGAATGAGTTGATAAATCATCATCATTTCAAGCATTGTACCAATCCCACCGGGGGCAACAATAAAAGCATCACAATGAGAAAAATACTCTAATCGAGTATAAAAATTATCGTGTGTCGTATGTTCCTGTACGTAAGGATTCACATCGTCTTCAAATGGAAGTTCAATTGCGTGAGCCAGAGATTTGATTTCTGTGTCTCCACTCACCATGTAAGCACCTTCGTTTGCGGCCTCCATTAATCCTGGCCCTCCTCCGGTGACAATTACCCATCCATCTTTTGCCAATTCAGATGCAGTTTCTCTTACCTTCAGATAGAGTTTACTTTCCTTCTTTGGTCTAGCGGAACAAAATATTGCTACTTTCTTCATAGGTCGTTTGCTTGTCGATTCTCGGAATAGTGAACATCAAATGTTCCACCGGGATATCGTTTTTCTAGCTTACGTACATTCTCTTCAATTACGTCATCAATAGTGATACCCAGAAACATACAGATTTGAGCTACGTACCACATAACGTCGCCACATTCACGTAGAATATGAAACTTTGCGTCTTCGTTTAATTCCTTTCCTTGGAAGATACACTTCTTGACCACTTCCATCAGTTCACCACCTTCAGCACAAATACCAATTGCACCAGTGAGAAGACGTTGAATATCGGTTTGAGTTTCACTATGAATGGTGTTCAGTCGTTGAATAAATGGTTCGAATTCACGACTTTCCTGAGAAGTGACACCGTTTACGAATTCTAGGTACTTATTATAATCAACAGTCATTTTTATATCTCTTAGAACTTGAAATCACTAAAGTTGGCTGCTTTCTTAAGCTTACCACTTGAACCAGTATACGATGATACTGGTGAAATGTCAACTACTTTTTCGGAATCTTCTTTATTAGATTGTTCCATGTCGAAAAGTCTCATTTTATCACGATTGATTCCGACAACGAATCGCTTGTACTTATTGGGGTCACCATAACGATTCTTTAGGGTTTTCATCATAATCTGACCAGCTTCTTCTAACTCTTCTGTACTCATAAGAGCCATCATAAGGTCCACAGTAGCAGGAAGACCAAATGATTCTGAAGTGTTATCTAGGTCAACGTCAGTATTCTGAAATCCAGAACGATTGGTTTGTGTAGCAGTTACCAGAGGAACATTACATTCAATTGCTAAACCACGGAGTTCTTCAGCGATAGACTTGACAATAGTATATGAATTGGCATTGTTGTTCTTCACACGTGAAGAAGCACAGATGTTTAGATAGTCGATAAAAATTACATCAGGAATAAAAGCTTTCTTGGTTTTCAGCTCCTGAATAAGAGCTCTGAAGTGACCAACGTGTGCATGTCCAGTTGGAAACTGTTTAATGATTAATCTTCCATTTGATTTAGATTGTACTTTCCTGAATTTTGTTTCAAACATACTCTTGGGCATTTTATTCAGGTCACTTACACTCACGTCCATCAGATTGGCATCGATGCGTTCTGCAATCTTTTCTTCTGCCATTTCCATTGTAATATACAGTACGTTTAGACCTTGTTGAATAAACGTGGAAGCAAAGTGACACATTACCAATGACTTACCAACACCAGTAGATGCAATCCAACAATTTAGAGTCTTCTTTGGTAGTCCACCATTAGTTACCTTATTCAGGTAATCAATATCAAATGGAATCTTTTCTTCTTTCTTTGTATAGAAATCATATCGATTTGTCCAGTCTTCGATATAATCATGACCCACACTGTTATCAAACGATACAGCAAGGGCTTCACTTAGAATAGAAGGAATACTATCTGGAGTTTTTGATTTATCATTACCATCGTGAATAGCAATAGCATCCATCAGTGCCAGATAAATTGCTCTATCTCGACACCACTTTTCTGTTGTATCGAGAAGCCAATTTAAATTTTGTTCTGACTTGGTAAAAATACCTTGATAGTTTTCTTGTATAGAATCAAGTTCGGATTGTGATAGGTCATTTCGATTTTCAATCTCAATCGAGATTACATCAACCGTAGGGAGTGAATCATATTTGTCAAAATATTCTTTGATGATATCAAACAGGACTGATTCTACCCTATCACCAAAATAACACTTCTTGATGTGTGGTAAGACAGCTCGGGTGTAATTTTCATTTGTACATAGAGCCTGAAGGATATTCTTTTCCACACAGTCCATTTTATTTTTCCTCAATTGATTTCTTTACTTCTTCCAAGTCAACTTTTCCAATTTTACTTATGAGATATTTTGTCTCAATATTTTGTCGGATTACGTCTTTGGTTAGTTTTTTTAATTCTTCGATATTTTGTACCGAATCAACAGTACGAAATAACATTTCCATTTCAAATTTTTTAGACAGGGGGAGGTCTTCCATAATTATAACCCATAGAGGGCAGGGAGGTTCCCTGCCATTTACTAAAATTAATCTTCTGTTAGTTCATCTAGTTCGATGTCCTGATTACTTCCATACTTAAACACTTTTTGAGAAAATTTATTGAGTCGTGACATCACATCTTCTGTAAAGTACTGGTCTGGATTTTTATAAATTTCACTAGCGTAATATGATTTCTCTCCGACCTTAATACGTGAACCAGACTTTTCCCACACACCGGCAGCACAAGCAAAATCCACCAGACCATGATATGTATCTAGGCCATTCTCAAAATCAAGATGAATTTCTACCTTTGCTCCTTCTTTGGATAGACGAGACTTTGCCATTTCGGCTGTAATCAATACACCTGTTTGTTCTTTGTTTTCTTTGAGTTTCTTTTTACTCAGGAAGATAATTGATGATGCAGAGTACTTGAGACCGCTGCCGCCGCCCATTTCTTTAGTCGGCACATATCCGATAACATCATACGTATGATTAGTGACTAGTAGAGGAACATTTGCTTGACCCAGTTTCAGAGTAATCACACGGAAAGCCCCACGAATCAATTGACTTCGGGTCATATCACGTACATCCTTTCCTTCGGATGCATCAGCCACTTCCTTTGAAGTTGAAAGCATTCCAAGTGAATCAAGTACAAACATTAGTGGTTTTCGTTCTTCTTTTGGAGTTTCAATGTACTTGTCTAGAATACGCACAGCTTGTGTTTTGAAATCTTGTACGGTTGTCACTGGAAGCATCACAACACGAGAAGCATCGATATTTCGATTAGTGAAGTCATCTTTACGGAGAGCACTTTCACTTTCGAAGTAAATACATCCTCCATCTTCATATTTCTCCAGAAATGTTTTTACTACAGAAAGTGCAAAGTATGTCTTACCTGTGCTACTTTCACCTGCAATAGCAGTAATACGATTCCCAGGAAATCCTCCATAAATTGAACCAGAAACTAGTGCATTCAATAGGTAAACACCACTGTCGAGATATTGAGTACAATCACCCGTTGTTCCATCGGAAACAATGGAAGCGTATTCATTTTTACTTACTTTAGCTAGTTCAGAAAGAAAAGACATTGTATACCTCAACTAAAAAAATCTTCGATGGAAATTTTCTTTTCGGTGTTCCACCCAATCGTATCTAGAATCACTTTCATTGGGTCCAAAAAGTTTTTCTCAAACATAATATCACGGTCTACCCAATTTGTCAATCCAAATTCTGGGGGGAATTCATTGATAAATCCAATAACATTTTCACGAATTGGATTTGGTGTTTTTAGGAAGACAAACTTCATCTTGTCGCCATTATTAAGTGGTGTATATTTCTTATCGAGATGTTTAGTTTCAATCAGGTAATTATGAAGAATTGATGCACGAACATGAATCGGTGTTGCTTTTTTATAAAGTGTAGTATGGTCTTTGAATTTATCGATATTATTGACTGTTCGTGGTGCGGCAATATCTTCGACTGGTAGTCGATTGAATTCATTTCTTTTTACTTCAATGAATTCAATCAGGTCATCTTCTGTTTTATTCATAATGAGTTTAAGTGCATCTTCGATATACTTTCTGACCACCTTTGGTGTGGATGAACGTACACACTCAATACCCATAATTTTTAGTTTGGGTTCTTTATATCGAACACCTTCACTATCCCACACATTCATGATGTAACGTTTCTTGGCTGTCCAGATAGCTTTGTCTGCAATACACTCACGTTTTTGATTGAGAGTGTTTTCATAACAGTTGAGATATTCAGCCAATTCCTTGTGACAAGATTCGATATATGGACTCAGTTTCTCCTCACAGAATCTATCCATGATATCAACCATCTTTTCCGCCGGAGGAATTTCATTACCAAATACTTTCTTGAAAATTGGTTCAAGGTTCAGATAATTTGAATCAGTATCAACCGCAATTACATAGTCTTCATTCTCAGTTCCACAAATTTTGTTTAGATAATCATTAAATTTTTTCTCGGCCCACTTAATTACTACTTGGCCGGTGGTTGTCACCGCCTCAGCATTTGCCAGTTTATAATGACGGAAATAAGCATTACCAAGTGCACCATATAGACTGTTAGCACAAACCTTACGTACCTTTTGCCAGTTATCCCATTTAGTTACTTCTTTCTTTAGTTCTGGTGTTGGATTTTTCTCGTAACGTTTCTTGCATTCCAACATTTTATTTTTATATTCTTTTCGTTCTTTGAATACTTTAGTAACGAGATATGGCATCATTCCATAAACTTCTATTCGATAAAGAGCACCGTTAGCAGCAACTGCAAAGTCTTTGTACTCAGACATATCAACTTCTTTGTTGACTAACTTATGGATGTTGACAGATGGATGTCTTTTATCCATGAGAGTTTCTGGAGAAATGTTGAGCATTCGAATGATACTCGGATATAGTGCTGTCATGTCATAAGACACCACATATTTGTAAGACCCAGGAGTAGGTTCTTTTACATAAGCACCATCAAACTTTTCTGCCTTATCTTCTCGTGTGAGAAGAGGAACTACTTTCTTTTGATTCAGAAGATGATTATATACAATAATATCCCATAGTCGAACCTGATACTGGCAGTCATCATAACAAGCATGACTGTCGTATGCCATCAAATAAATGAGATTAAGTAGTGCTAGTTCATCTTCAAGTCTATCAACTAGTTCAACGTCACGAATGTTGTAGTCTACAAACCTATCGGGGTCATTATCGATAAATTGTTGAAAAGTATCATATGGGTTATCAAGTTTACCGACACCAAGAATTACGTTTGCGACGTAATCTAGACGATAACTTTCGTGTCGTTCGGCATTAAATACAGGAGAACGAAAAATTTCAAGATAATCAAGAACGTTGATTCCTGTGAGATTGTATTCAATAAATTCTTGACCAAATTTATTATGTGAAGTTGACCTAGATACACGTTTCCAAGGAGAAAGTTTTTTCATCTCTTTCTCACCAAGTACTCGTTCAATTCGAGCACAAAGATATGGAATGTCAAATTGAATTAGGTTCCACCCAGTCACAACGTCTGGATAGAACTCACTCCACCAAGAAATAAAACTACTTAGAAGTTGATATTCATTCTTACAATGAATGTAATTTACATTTTCCTGAGAAGGAGTATAATCATGCCATCCAAAAGAAATAATTTGTTTAGTATTATAGTTTTGAAGAGTAATTAGAATTACTTCTTCCTCTGGATTATCTACTCGTGGAAATCCATACTTTGCGGTCGTTTCGATGTCAAGCGTCCATTGACTAATTTTGGTTACATCATACTTAATTTCACCGGGATATGCTTCTGCAATGTACTGATGTTTCCAACGGTCAAAACCGTAAATATCAATTCCTTCTACGTTTTTATACTTTTCGATAAATTCTTTTGTTTCGGAAATACTTCCGGGTTGAATGGAATTTACATAATCACCCGTGAGTGTAGTCCATTCGGTTTCTTTCTTCGAGGAGACAAATACGGTAGGATTGAATTTAACCTTTTCCTGAAATCTTCCTTTGGATGTATCCCATCCACGAACAAAGATAATATCTCCACCTGGGTGTTCTACACTAGTATAAAATCGCATTTGTTTCTCCTAAAAAAATCTGGTCATAGACCCGATAAATTCATCATAACATAAAAAAGTACCCCCGTCAAGGGGGTACTTCTTATTCTTCTTCTATGTATGAAACATTATCTTCCCAGTAATCGTCGGTTAAAACATCATCTCTAATGATAGGAGTTAAAATTGTTCTGTCATTAGATGTTTCTCTTTTCTGAAGTTTATCTCCGACTTTACTCAAGTAAATTTGAAGAATTTTTGGATTTGGATTTTCTACCGTAGTTAAAATGTTTTCACGGTATATTACACATGAACCATCACTTGAATATCTTGGAAATTCAGTCAATTGAACTTTATCTTTTCCAGTAATTAGATATGAATTATATAAAACAAATCTACCAGAATCATAGTCTTCATCATACTGACAAATAATATGTTCGTTATTTGTCAGTACAATAATAATTATATCTTTCACTCTTCTTCACCGGATTCTTCATCAGCCTGTAGTTCAAGTTCAACTTCTTCTACTTCGGATGTTTCTGGCTTAGTTTCATTCACATAAGTTTCTTCAAGAGAAGGATGAGGGTCACCAAAAGTAAGAACGTCTTCAATTCGTACTTCATATGCTGGATTTACTGCAGCAAGTACAAATGGAACTAGTCGAACCTTAACTTCACCTTCTTCTTCATAATAAAGAATTACACGAGGCTCATTCAGAAGATATCCAACACGTTCTCCGTTATCTTCTCGACTAATAACAGATACTTCGGAGATAACTTGTTGGCCGTTTTGAAAAACTACAATCTTATTCATTAGAACATCCATTAAAAAACTCAATAAATCAATTATACTCTAGAAAAGAGAGACTGGCAATCTCTCTTCTTTTCTATTTACACAAATTAGTAAATTGTAATTTCACGTGGTTTCTTTTCTTCTGGGACATTTAATTCTACTGTTAGTAATCCATTTTCAAAAGAAACTTTACCAATCTCTCTCCCAGAGATGTTATAAGATTTTTTAATATCTTTAATTTCAATTTCTTTTCTTAAAAATTTTCCAGCTGGTTGTTCTGATTCATTTACATTCAAGAATAGAACTCCATTTGATACAGATAGTTTAATATTTTCTTTCCTATAACCAGCTAGTGCAATTTGAATCAGATATGTATTATTTTCCGTTTCAATAACATTTACAG